TTGGAAACAAAGGTTCTGAAGGTGTATTCTACGCTGTTGAGCAACGTGGAAATATCTGGGGTGGTGGTAACCCTGGTTCATTGCAAGATTTTGATACCATCATCGCTCGTTTAGACAAGCAAGGTTCTATCGAAGAGAATGTTCTTTTTGTTGACCGTGACTTTAGCTTTGACATCGACGATATGTTGGCTGCTCAAAACTCTTATGGATCGCCAGGAGGAACTTCTTACGGATTGTTTGACAACGATGTTGATATGGCCCTTAACCTAGGTTTCTCAGGTTTCCGTCGTGGATATGACTTCTACAAAACTGACTGGAAATACTTGAACGATATCACTATGCGTGGTGGATTACCAACCGGTTCAGGTTCAGGACGTATTAATGGTTTGTTAGTTCCTGCTGGATCTACAACTGTTTACGACCAAATCCTAGGTAAGAACGCTAAGCGTCCATACTTACACGTACGTTACCGTGCGTCTGAGACTGAAGATCGTCGCTACAAAACTTGGATTACTGGTTCTGCTGGTGGTGCAATGACTAGTGACTTGGATGCTATGGAGGTTCACTTCCTATCAGAACGAGCTGTATGTACTATGGGTGCAAACAACTTCTTCTTGTTCCAGTCGTAAGACTATTTATAAAAGGCAGGGGCGACTAGTTCGCCCTTGCTTATTTTAATTTTAAATTATATCAAATGAAAAAACAAAAACAACTTGTGGACAAGGTCTACAAGCTTACCAGAGATGCAGCGCCACTTTCTTTTATGCTGCCAGCAAGAAACACTAGAAGATATCCTTTATTATGGTTTGACGAAGAGGCCGGATACAATCGTCCTTTACGTTATGCCCGTAACCAAAAGTCTCCGTTTGAGGATGAGCAAGATGGCAACGCTATCCTTGAACCAATTATTTTTGAGAATGGATTCTTAAGTGTTCCAAAAACCAATCCTGTTCTTCAGGAGTTTTTATATTACCATCCATTAAATGGAAAGAAATTTGTAGAGATTGATAATGAAAAAGATGCACAATCACAGCTGGATAAAATATCTTTAGAAGCTGACGCATTGATTGAGGCTAGATCATTGAGCATCGAACAAATGGAAATGGTTTGTCGTGGATTGTTTGGAAAAGACCCGTCAACTATGACAACCTCTGAGCTTAAGCGAGACATTTTAGTTTTTGCTAAGCAAAATCCTTTGGGATTCTTAAACGCAATTAGTGACCCTCAGATGAAACTTTACGCTAAGGTTCAGTTATTTTTAGATAATAAATTATTAGCTTTTAGAAATAATCAAAAAGAGGTTTACTTTAACTTGGACGGCAACAAAAAAAGAATGCTGTCTATCCCATATGGTAAAGATCCGGTTGAGATTATAGCATCATACTTACAGTCTGATGAAGGGCTTGATATTTTAAAAATGCTTGATTCATATGAGAAATAATTTGTGTATTAAATTATTGTATGTAAATTAGCATATCGGTTTTTTTTACTGTTATCATGGATTAGTTATGAGGAGGTCTAGAAATTAGGCCTCTTCTTTTTTTATTATCTTTGTGGAAACATTTGAAAGATGATTAACTCGGTAAGAAACACTGTCCTTTCAATACTCAATAAAAACAATTACGGCTATATCAGTCCATCTGATTTTAACTTGTTTGCTAAGCAAGCCCAATTAGATTTGTTTGAGGATTATTTTGTTGGATACAATACCCAGGTAAATAACGAGAATTTACGTAGAGCAGGTACAGGATATGCAGATATGACTAAGGGCCTTGAAGAAGCCATTGATGTTTTTTCTGTAACCAATCCGCTTGCTAATAATTTATTAAATCAGTTTTTTTTACCAAGCCTTACCACCACTGGAGATGACTATTACTTAATTAATAAGTGTTTAATATTTTCAGGATCATTAGATACCGGGACAACAGACGGTACTACAGGGGGTAACAATGGCGTTGTAGATTCTACCAAAGATTTTGTTGCAGAAGGTGTTGCAGTGGGTGACTATGTAGCAATACGGATTGGTTTAGAGGTTTCTTTACTTACAATAACCAATGTAACTACCACTATATTAACTGTAAATGACAATGGTATTACTACTTTTGGTAAGTCATACGCTATATATAAAAGAAGCGCGATACAATATGAGGCAGAGAAAGTGTCTAATAGCAAGATAACCATGCTAAACAACTCTTTATTAACTGCTCCATCAGCACAATTCCCCGCATATACTCAGGAGAGTATATATTTAAATATTTATCCAGACACAACTTATGATGTAGGGCAGGTGGTTTTACAGTATATCAGATACCCTAAAGACCCTAAGTGGACATACGTATCTATAGGCGCAGGAGAGCCTGTGTTTGATCAATCACAATCTTATTACCAAGACTTTGAATTACCGAGTTACGACGAAACAGCTTTGGTTACTAAGATATTACAATATGCTGGCTTAAGTATTAGAGAGGCTGAGGTGGTACAGTTTGCAAGAACAGACGAAATGTTAGACAAGATGCCTGCTCAACCAGCAAAAAGAACTAGATAAATTAGATAAAGATGGCATACCTATCGGAATATGAATACTATAACAACCCAGATAACTGGGGGTCTTATCAATATGTAAGTTTACAGGATATTGTAAATAACTTTATGTTGATGTATGCAGGTAATCATTCTTTAGTAAACAATGAAGAGCGATATAAGGTTTTGTTTCATGCCAAGCGTGCTATACAAGAACTTAACTACGACGCGTTTAAAGAGATTAAGATATTAGAGCTTAGTGTGTGTGACACCTTAAGATATGTTTTACCATTGGACTATGTGAACTGGGTAAGAATATCTTTGTATAAAGATGGTGTACTAAGACCGCTGACCGAGAATATTCAGACAAATTATTCCGACGCTTATCTGCAAGATAATAACTGTAATATTTTATTTGACCAAGACGGTAAGATTTTACGTCCACAAAACTCAAACATTGATTATGAGAGATTGGCAGGAACTAAAAAAAGTATTTACCTCAATGATAACAGCCCTTACAACGGACAAGAAGGGTACTGTGTGGATGGATATTGGTATTTTGATTATAGTATTGGCGATAGATATGGTCTTAATACTGAAACTGCAAACTTTAATCCCACTTTTAAAATTGATAAAAAAACTGGTGTTATAAATTTCAGCTCAGATATGGCGGGTGAACTTTGTATTTTAGAGTATGTCTCTGATGGTATGGAGGCAGGAGACGCAACAGCCATTAGTGTAAACAAGTTGTTTGAAAAATACGTATATGCTTATATAACCTATGAGATACTAAATAGTAAATTAGGTGTTCAAGAATATATTGTTAGTAGAGCTAGAAAAGAAAAAGGCGCGTTACTTAGAAACGCTAAAATTAGAATCAGTAACATACATCCTGGAAGGTTATTAATGAACCTACGAGGGAAGGATAAGTGGATAAAGTAGCATGGCTAATATTCAAAGAAATTTCATAAGCGGCAAGATGAATAAAAGCCTCGATGAGAGGATCGTGCCCAATGGACAATATATCGACGCACTCAACATAAGACTTGATTCTACTGAGGTGAGTGAGGTTGGTGTTATTGAAAACTCAAAAGGTAACGAAAGACTTACTCAGTTACGCTATGGAGGATCACCTCTAAGTAATTTTGCTAAGTGTATTGGAGCTTATGAAGAAGGAGCTGATGAAACTATTTACTGGTTTGTTCATGATGCATTTAATCCTGTTAGCTCTACAGGTATTGTGGATATGGTGGTTTCTTACAACACCAAAACTAATGTACTAACGTATCACGTTGTTAGTATTAATAGTGGAGACAATACCACAACTACATTAAACTTTAATGACCTGTACCTTATAACAGGGGTAAACTTTATAGATGGTTATTTGTATTGGACGGATAACTACAATCCACCTAGATTTATAAACGTAACACGCAACTATCCGGCTCCAGCTAATCCAAGTTCTAATGATGGGTTTTCAGCTGAGTCTATTTTAGTAATTAAAAAGCCACCCGTAAACTCTCCATCTATTAATCCTCTGATAACTTTTTCACAGGACAATTTTTTAGAGGAGCGGTTTATATGTTTTGCCTATAGATATAAATATGAGGACGATGAATATTCGGCCATATCTCAATTTAGTAACCCATCGTTTATTCCTAACGTATTTAATTTTAGCACAGACTCTAAGTTAAATGAGGGAATGGTTAATGTTGCTAATTCATGTGAGATAACTTATAACTCAGGAGGTCCTTTAGTAAAGGGTGTTGAGCTTTTGTTCAAGGAGTTGATGAGTAAGTATAAGTTTGCTTGGGTTTATTTAGGGTATATTCGTGCTCTGCTTAAGCAAGGGCGATTAGATGAAATCAATAATATGCTCGAAAAGTTAGTTGAACGGCCTGATACGCGTTTTGCGACTCATGACATGCTGGCACAATATTATATTGAACAAGAAGAATACGGCCGTGCTTATGAGGAAATAAAGAAAGCAACTGCATTGTCACCAAGAAATATAGAGCGAAA